ATATCAACAACTCTATAAAACCTATCGCCAACCTCGCTATTATCGGCGACGCTCCTCTTGACAGGATGGCAGATATCGTGACTAACATCCAGACAGCCTACGGGTTGGATAGCTCTAAAATGCCACAGATAGCGGATGTCCTCACGAGTATCACCACCAGCACGAATACCAATGTATTGGAAATGGGCGAAGCCATGAAATTTGCGGCCCCTATGATGAGTATGGCTAAGATATCCTTCAACGAGGCTACGGCTGCTATTGGCGCACTAGCAAACGCTGGATTGAAAGGTACGGTAGCGGGTACAGCGTTACGGGCAATGATGACAAGATTATTGAATCCTACAAAAAAGGAACCGAGGTCTTGAAAAAATATAATATCCAATTATATGAGTTAGATAAAGCAACAGGAAAAACCAAGTTAAAGTCATTGTTCGATATCTTCTCACAACTCAAAGCTAACGATGCCAGTATACAGGACCTGACCAGGCTATTCGATAAGATCGGAGGAAACGCAGCCAACAACGTGTTCGCCGAGTTGATGAAACTCCCAGAATTGATACAAAACTCTGTCTATGCCGCCGGCCTATCGGATCGTATCGCATCTGAGAAGCAAGAAACGATCAAGGGTAAATGGGATAAAGTCACGTCACAATTCACGGAGACTGGGATGAACGTGTTCGAGGCTTACAGTCCCGTTATCAAGGAAGGGCTGGATAATTTGGTCTTATTGTTACAACAATCTGGTACAGCCAAGATGCTCAAGGATATAGCATCAGGATTGATCGCAATAA